ACTCTTAAGAGAAGCTTGACTGTCAGAAATGCAACGATGATAAACGGTAATCCTTCAGGGTCTCTTGAGACTGATTTAGCCTACGGAACAAGATTAGAATTGATCAGAGATAGAAAGTTTATGGGGAAGGGGTCACCAGCTAATAAATTTATAAGGATTTTTGCAAAAGCAACAAGCAAATCTTTAAGTGTAAAAAACAGATTCAAACCAATAATAAGTGGATTCAAATAATGGCTTTTCACTCTTTTGATTTACAGAAAGCAATATACAGCACACTCAATGCCAATAGTTCACTTGACTCTTTAATTGGTAATAACAAAGTATTTGATCACGTGCCTCAAGACACATCATATCCTTACTTGAGAATTGGTACTGAAACAACAAGAGATGTTGGAACGCAAACTTTAGATGGGGTTGTCTACAATGTTGACCTTGATGTTTGGTCTCAATATCGTGGTCAAAAAGAAATTAAGGATGTGATAGAAGTGTTGTATTCCATCTTTAATAACACTACAATTTCAGTAAGTGGTGCAAATTCTGTGATGAGTTATGTTGTCAGCACGACAACATTAGTTGAGGCAGATGGCATCACGAGACACGGCATCGTAAATATAGATTTTACGGTTTTTGATAACTAGAGAGGTAAATTAAAATGGCTGTACAAAAAGGGGCAGAAGCCTTAATAAAAATAGGTAATGGAGGGTCTCCGGAGGCGTTCACTACGCTTGGTGGATTAAGAGACACAAGCATTTCGCTAAATCAGGAAATGATAGATGTCACAAACAAAGATGATTCAAGAGTGAGAAAGTTGCTAGCACAAGGTGGGATTAAGTCTTTCACTGTTTCAGGATCAGGAATATTCACAGATTCTGCATCAGAAAGCACCGCTGTTGGTCTTTTTGACGCATCAACTTTTACAAACATACAAGTATTAATTCCAGATTTCAAAACCTTCACCGGTAAAATGCAACTGACCAGCATGGAATACACTGCGACTTATAATGATTCAGTACAATATTCAATAACTTTAGAATCAGCTGACACCATCACAATCGCGAGTGTCTGATATGAAGAAAGTTAGTATAAATGGCAAAGATTACGAATGCCATTCAAATATGACCGCTGATTTCATTGAGATTGAGATTCCATATGAAAAAACAATTATGAAAGCTGAATCTGTTAAATTTAATAATCAGGAATATGACAATGTAACTTTGAACAATGTCGCAGACAGGAACGAAGTTATTTTAATCAAAATTGGAGTAAAAAACGATGAACCACGTGCAAAGACCGGAAGTACTGTTAAAGGTAAATGATAAGGAATATAAAGCAAACTGCTCTTTGAGTGTTTGTGAAAATATAGAAAAGGAGCTTCAGAAAGGTATAATGTCGCTTGCAAAAGATTTGATGGAAGGAAATCTTTTATTACCGACAGCAATAACTATCCTCAGGATATCTATAAGAGGTGGTGGCAACGATATTGACGGAAAAGTGTTGAGATCTGAATTGAACAACTTGGGATATATGGGAACAATCAAACTCGCTGGATCAGTTTTGACAAAATGTTTAGACACAGGACAAACAGATGAAGAAAAAAAAACGGAAGTACCCGAATAAAAGAGGCAAGTGAAATTCCATATAACAGGTATTTCGAGGTATGCGTGGGAATGATGGGTATGAGTTCAAAAGATTTCTGGAATATGTCCCTACACGAAGTCACGCTCGCAATACAAGGCTTTAGAGAATTTCACACAGGTAAAAAACAAACTGGTATGGATAAGAATAGACTCAAAGAACTTATGGAACTTTATCCGGATTAATATATGGCAGATTTAGATAAATTAATTGTCAAAATAGAAACTGACTTAGCTGGTCTTAAAAAGGGATTAGCTGATGCACAAAAACATACAAAGAAAACATCCGGTGGGATGAGAGGCGCGTTCAAGTCTATTGGTAAAGATTTAGAACAACTCGGAGCCACCACTCTCAAATATGGCAGTGTTTTAGCTGTTGCTTTTGGTGGTGTTCAAATAAAAAAAGTTATTGATGTCGGTATTCAGATAGAGAATCTCCAAGTTCAATTAAAGGCGCTTTTCGGATCGGCTGAAGAAGGTGCGCGCGCATTTGAGGTTATGGTAGGTTTTGCTGGTCGTGTTCCGTTTGAATTATCACAGATCCAAAGAGCCTCTGGAAATCTTGCAGTCGTTTCTGATAGTGCAGATGAGTTAAATGAATTGCTCACTCTCACAGGTAATATTGCATCAATCACAGGAATATCTTTTGAAAAAACTGCAGAACAGCTCCAGCGATCCTTCAGCTCCGGAGTGGCGAGCGCCGAAATTTTCCGGGAGAAAGGGGTCAGGAATATGCTCGGATTTCAGGCTGGTGTTGAGGTCTCTATTGCCGAGACTAAAAAAAGATTCAGAGAGGTTTTTGGCGCTGGTGGTGAATTCGGAAACGCCACAGAGGAATTTGCTCAGACTCTCACAGGTACTCTGTCGATGCTTCAAGACAAACTTCTCATATTCAGAATCGCGATAGGCGAATCATTCAACAGAGAAGTAAAGAAAGTCTTAAATGACGTTAATAATGATCTTGATAAAAACATGGAAAAAGTCAAAGAATTTGGTCGAGAGATAGGTGAGGCGCTTGGAGATGCAGTGAAATTTGTTGTAGCTAACATCGATCAATTTAGAGTTGCTCTAATAACGCTCGGACAAGTTATAGCCGGTGCAGTCGGTATAAGGTTAATAACCTTTTTAACGAGTTTCAAAAGAGTATTAATTGCTACAGCGATCGCTCTAGCATTTCTCGTCAACGAGCAAATAGATGCAGAAAAGCGTGCAAAAGAGTTGGCAGACTCAATCAGGAGACTTAACCGTGAGCTTGAAGAACAAGAGAATAATCAAGCTATGTTAAACACACTCCTCGAAATTTATCCGGATATGCTTAATAAAAATAAAAAAGCTACACAGGATATGATAGTGAAAGACGAGGAGTTGATAGAGATAATTGATGAGGTTGGTAAACATTTCGATGAGGCTGGGCAATCGATATCAGACGCTTTTGGAGATGCTGTTGCTAAAGGTGAAGATTTTGGCGACTCTATGAAAAGAATATTTCAAGATGTGGTTTCACAAATAATATCAACAATAGTTCAGATAAAAGTAATAACGCCTTTGCTTGATGAGTTAAACACAAAACTTAAAGGTATTGACACAACCAAACCTAAAGGCTCAGGCGATAGCGCTGTAGACGGTTTTATTGGATCGACAATCGGGACAGCGATAAGCAGTTTAATAGGATTTGCAAACGGTGGGTTTGCTGGAGCTGGCAAACCAATTTTAGTGGGTGAAAAAGGTGCAGAGGTATTTGTGCCTCGGACAGCTGGCAATGTAGTTCCTAACAATTCAATGGGAGGCTCAATTATTATAAATCAATCACTCAATTTTGCGACAGGCGTTGTCCCAACCGTTCGCAGTGAAATTATGAACTTGATGCCACAAATAAAAGCAGAAACGGTTTCAGCTGTTGGTGAGGCACGATCGCGAGGTGGAACGTTCAGTAGGACATTTGGTGCATAATGACACAGCCGGTTTATCCATTATCGATTCCCAACTCACCCAGCAATTTTGCGACTAGCGAGTGGCGTATAGTCAGGAGTGTTTCTGTGACAACATCTCCATACACTTTTAGTCAACAATCTGCCGACTACGGTGGCGCAGTTTGGCAAACAACAGTTCAGTTGCCACCAATGAAAAGAGAAGATGCTGTTAACTGGCAGTGTTTTTTTATGCAATTAAATGGTCGTCTAGGAACATTTAAACTCGGTGATCCTGACGCTAAAACGATCAGGGGTGGATTAACAACTCAGACAATTTCTGTCAATGGCGCACACGACGTTGGGGCTTACTCTATTGCAATCGATGGCGCTCCGGCATCAACACTTATTTTAAAAAAAGGTGATTATTTGCAGTTTGGAAGTGGTGCAACACAAAAACTTCATATGGTTGTCTCGGACTGCACATCAAACGGATCAGGTCAGGCGACGGTCGAGATCGAGCCTAAGCTAAAATCAGCATTGACTGATAATTCATCTATCGTGTACTCGAACGCACAGGCAATTATGAGGATGGACACCAACGACCTTAATTGGTCTGCTAATCATTTGTCCCTGTATGGCATAAGTTTCTCCTGTACCGAGTCAATATAACACTTTATAAATAAACCTT